GTCGTAAGGCTATTGGTACTTTCGTAACCTCTATGGTTGTTGGTAATGTCCTTAAAGATAAACTGTTTGGTGATGGTCTTCTTGCTGTTACTGGTGATGGCAACGTAGATCGGCAGCTTAACACTGCACGGATGAAGAACAGCAATTTTAAACCACGTTCGGTTGTTGTTGAAGATGGTACTAGGTTTGAGTATAATGAAGTACTTGGTCCTGGTCTAAGTAACTGGGTTGCAGCTGTGGCAAACATTGCTGACAACTTTGATATGCTTGGTGAAGCTGCTACTGAAAATCTTTTTGAAAAAGCTAGCTTTATTCTTGCTGCTGCATTGACAGATCCTGCCGGTGTGTCTGCACTTCGTCCGTTGGTAGAAACAATGAGTGGTAATAAGTTTGCTGCTAACCGTTTTGTTGCCGGACAAATTAATTCGCTTGGTCCTTTGGGCGGTATGCGGAATGAGTTTGGTAAGATCCTTGACGGTGGTTTGAAAGATCTGAACAACAACATTATTGAGATGATTGCGGATCGTAACAGGATCATTGGCCTTGTCGATCAGACTAACCGTCTTCCTACTGTTACCAGCCCTGTCAGCGGTAAAGCCCCTAATAAATACAGTATGCTGCAGCGGATCTACAACGCTTATTCTCCTTTGAAAATCCATCCAGCTATGACAAAGGAAGAGAAGTTTTTGTATGACATTGAATACGATGTATCTTCTGCATTTAGAAAACGTGAAGGAGTAGATTTAACTGCTGCTGAACGTAATGAACTAAACACCATCATGGGTGATCAAGGTTTCTTTAGAGACGAAATTAATCGTATTTCTAAAACAGCCGAAGCCCGGAATACTATTAAAGAGTTGAGAGCGATGCGCCGCCCACCAAATTTTGTCGGCTCTCAAGATGTACCTATTGCTAAGTATGATCAAATTCACATGATGCTTCGTGACGCACAAAAAGCTGCTGAACAACGTGCATTTGAAAGTCTAGATCCTGAAATACGTAATGCTATTGAGCAACGTATTATGGTGAAAAAGATTAATGATCAACGGGCTGAACAAGGTTTATCTCCTATCCCAACTAATCGTTATTAAACAACATGGCGTGCACTGACGTACAAACAATTCAAGCTGGAAACGGGTCAAAGACACAATTTTCTTTTGATTTCCCGTACATTTTTAAATCTGAAATCCACGTTTATTTTTGGAACGCGGTAACAAAAGAATACGACGAAAAACTTACGACAGATAGCACCTATCCCTGGCGCATTACTGATGCTAACCCCACTATTGTGGAGTTCACCGGTACTGCGCCCCCGTCTCCAGCCACCCCTGTTGACCCTGGTGAGCCTACTGTTGACAATGTAAAGATCCGTAGGATTACCAAGATTGACGACATCCGTGCTCTGTTCAATCCTGGATCAGCTATTCGGTCTGACGACCTTAATAACAACTTTGAGCAACTTCGGTATGCTATTGAAGAGGCAAACTGCCAAGGTATTCCTGATGATGTTGATCAATATCTGAAGGACTACTATTGGGATCGCTATGACAATACACTGTATGATGGCGATACCTGGGTCAGCAATGACACCAAGATTGCATCTACTGAGGCTATTGATGACCGAGTAGATAGCAAGATTGACACTGCTATTGAAGGTGACATCCTTGTAGATAGCACTGGTCTTAATAAAACCGCATCTGGTGGTCAGGTAACTATTGGCATTAGTGCTAACTCTGTTGACCTTGACCGTATTAAGAACAGCGATATTATTAACAATGCGGAACAGGATGCAGGGTCACCCTCTCCTGCTGACACTAATATCTTTACTGCTCTTGCAGCTAAAACTCGTCACGATACACTGATCCAAACTGGTACACCAGCCGGTTCTACTTATCAAACTGGTAAATTCTGGTATCAAAATGATGACGACAAAACCTTCCATGTGTGGAACGGTTCTAGCTGGGAAGGTATCACCTCTGGTGGTACGTTTACCAAACTTGAAAAGGTTATCTATGTTGACTCTATCAACGGTAATGATAACAACGATGGTCACCGACTGTCTACACCAAAGGCTAGCATTAAAGCTGCTGTACAGGCTATCAATTCTGATTCAACGTACGGTGATGGAAGCTGTGTGTTAGTGGCACCTGGTATTTATCAGGAAGCTGCACCTATTGACATCGAAAAACTTGATGTTGCAATTATCGGTGCTTCTGTCCGTAACGTTATTGTACACCCAACTGCCGCTACTGAAACTAACAGCCTGTTCCGTGTGAACAGCGGTACATACCTGCATAACATGACGTTTACAGGTATGAAGGCTAGCGGTACCCGTGGTGACACTGGATCCTTGTGGGAAGACTCTACTTACGGTCTCCCTCCTACACAAGGTTGGAACGTGTCGTTCTACCCGAACGCCATGATCTACAAGTCTCCGTACATCCAGAACTGTACTAACTTCTCGGACTCGGAGATTGACAACGATAACCTTGGTTTCTACTCAGGTGTAGAAGATAAAGGAAAGGCTGGTGACCTTGACTCTGCACCGACTGGTGGTGGTTTGCTAGTTGACGGTTCTGTACCTCACGACGATTCTCCTCTTCGGTCGATTGTCTGTGACAGCTATACCCACACTGGTCTAGATGCACCTGGTATCTTTGTTACCAACAACGGTTACATGCAGGCTACCAGTAGCTATGCATTCTTTAACCACTTCCATATTGCATGTTTTAACGGTGGACAAGCTAACCTGGCAGCATCGACTTCTGATTTTGGTCGGTTCTCTCTGGTTGCAGACGGTAAATCTACCAGTGAAATTTTCTCTGGTTCTGTAAAAGGTTGGCGGTAATCTTTACCCGATCCTTTCTTCTACTGTAGTTTCTGCTACTGAGTACACAGTTACTATTAGTCGTCCTGACTCTAGTGATCGTACTCAAAACCTTGGTCTTTCAAACGCTCCTGCCGATAACTCTTCTGTTAAATTCTACCTTCGTTCTATGATTGCCTCTTCTGGGCATACCATGGAATATGTTGGTTCTGGTACTGATTATCGTGCTCTGCCTGAGTACGCAGCAGGAACTTATACCCTTGGCTCTGGTACAAGCCCCAATGGTGTTCACCAAGAATCTCACCAAAAAGTAGAGCGTAATAACGGTAAAGTTTGGGCTGCTATTACTGACCACAACGGTAAATTCCGTGTTGGTGATACGTTTAGCGTGGATCAACAAAGTGGTTTTGTTAGCATCCCTGCAGGCGCATTGTCTGTCAATACTTTGCTGGAAAACCTGGATGTCAACGGTAAGAAAATTGTCAGTGATTCTAATAACGAAAACGTTGTCATTAGCCCCCACGGTACAGGTACTGTAGACGTTGAGTCTAGCCGCATTACAAGTGTCAGTGATCCTACTGGTGCACAAGATGCTGCTACTAAGGCTTATGTAGACAGCTTGGAAACCGACCTGGTGGGTGGTCAGCTTGACAATCGTTACTTCCGTCAAGACAGTACAGAAACTATTACTAGCGGTGCTACTTGGAGTAGTGCTGATACTCACATTGCAACTACTGCTGCTATTGATGCCCGTGTTATTGACCTTGTAGATGACGTTGGTGGCTTTGTTCCTATTGCTAATGAAACAAGTTTCCCGACTGCTAACCCAGATGTCAATAATGGTGCTGGTACTCTAATTAGCATTAAAGAGATTGCTACTAGCCGTACACCGTCTAGCGGCACTGTGACCATTGCTAATGGCTCTGGTTCTAACACTGTGACCATTACTGGTTGTGGCTCTACTGTTTTGGCATCGGGATATGGTGCGATTGTTGAAACTACTTCTACTCTCCATACCTATACTTTCCACCGCCTGACACCTCTGGCTACGGAAGTCACTACTGTTGCAGCTAACGTTTCTAACATTAGTACTGTTGCAACCGACATCGCTGATGTTAGTGCTGTCGCTACTGATATTGCTGATGTCCGTGCTGTACAAGACAATCTAACTGACATCGGTACTGTTGCAGGTATTTCTGCCAACGTTACCACTGTTGCAGGTATCTCTAGCAATGTAACCTCTGTCGCTAACGATGCTTCAGATATTGGTACTGTTGCAAGTGATATTAGCAATGTCAACACTGTTGCAGGTTCTATTAGTAACGTAAACACCGTTGCTACTAACATGAGCGGTGTTAATGACTTTGCTGCACGTTATCGAGTTAGTGCATCTGCACCTACCACTTCTTTGAATGATGGTGACCTGTGGTTTGATACTACTAACGACACGCTTAAGGTTTACGATGCGTCTTCTAGTGCCTGGGTTACTGGTGTAACTGATACCGCTGGTTTTGTCACCACTGCTGGTGCAACCATGACTGGTCAGCTCAACACCGTTACTCCGAGTTCTGGTGATAATGCGACCAACAAAACCTACGTTGATGGCACGATCGATTCTAAGATCGACACAGCCCTGACTACTGATGTTGTTGGTGGTACTGGTATCACTGTTAGTGACGATACACCTGGTAACGGGCAGATTACTGTTGCTGTTACTGCCGGTTCTATTGGCGCTACACAGCTGGCTAGCACTGCTGTTACAGCTGGTACATATGGCGCAAGTCAAAACGGTGTTGCTTCGTTTACTGTTGATGCTGATGGTCGTTTGACTGCTGCGAGCACAGACACCAGCCCGACGTTTGACGGCAACGTAACCCTGAATGCCAACCTTGACATGCAGGACAACGATAAGATCCTACTGGGTACTAGTGATGACCTAGAGATTTATCACGATGGAAGCAATAGTTATGTAGACAATGACACTGGCCACTTGAACATCCGTCAGTTTACTAATGATGGAAATATCAGCTTCTACAATGACGATGGTTCTGGAAATACCACTGTTTACCTGCAATGCACTGGCTCTGATGGTGCAGTTAGGTTAAACCATTATGGCAGCCAAAAATTTATAACCAAATCAGACGGCATCGACGTAACTGGCGAGGTCCAATGCGACAGCCTGGATGTTGATGGCAATGCTGATATTAACGGTCAAGTAGGATTTAAAAGTGCGCCCACTGCAGATCGGACTCTTGAAGTGGAAAGCTCAGCAAATGCAGGTATTAGAATCAAAAACTCTTCTGCCGCTAACGGAGCTTACCTTAATTTCTGGGATGCCCAAACATCTGGTGCTACTCAAAACTATTTTGGATGCGAAGGTAACAATTTAGTTTACAAACCAAATAATTCAGAGGTTTTCCGATTCAACAGTGCTGGTGGGTTGTTGATTGGAACGACGACTGAAGGCCAAGCGTATGCAGATAATTTAACGCTAAACGATGGTGGAAATTGTGGACTTACAATCCGCAGTGGTTCTACTAATGTAGGTTCAATTTATTTCAGCGATGCTACGTCAGGTCCTGGTGAATATGATGGGTTTATCCAATACAATCAAAGCTCTAGAGTACTTCAACTCGGAACCGCAACTAATACGCGGATGTTTATCGACGCTTCGGGTCGCGCTGCTATTGGTAATACAACACCATCTAGTTTTACTGGCAACGGTTCTGACAATCTCGTTGTTGGTTCTGGAAGCGGAAATGAAGGTATAACAATTTACTCCGGCAGTAGCAATACAGGTGCGCTTTCTTTTGGTGATGGAACTTCAGGCGATGCTGCATATCGTGGAGGTGTTGAATATAACCATTCAACCGACAAGTTGCAATTTAGGGCTGGCGGTACAGCCAACCGTGTAACCATAAGCAGCTCGGGCAACATTGTAGCGACGGGCACAGTAAGCGCCTCTGGCTTTGACCTTGCATCCCTTACAGCCTTGCCATGACCGTAAACAATACTGATACATTTCTCGTTGAACGCAGCGGGACCTCTTACAAAGTTGAAGCACAAAACCTTATGGCAGATTTACAAGACACCGACTTGATGCTCGTCGAGCGAAGCGGTACATCCTACAAAGCAACCGGGGCTGACATTAAAGGCAGCCTCGGCGGCAGTTTACCTAATTTTAATATCGCTGATTGTTTTGATAGTTTTGAATATACAGGCAATGGTGGTACCCAATCCTTTAACTTAGGTATGGACCTAGCTGGTAATGGTGCGATGATTATTATCAAACCACACAGCGGGAATGATGCTTGGATGTTTACTACGGAAACAGGAAATAATGTTAGAGGAAGAATAACCACAAACGAGGGTTGGCGCGCGGTATCTAATAGCCTGACTTTCACTAGCACTGGTTTTACTCTTGGTAGTCAGTACCAACAAAATGACAACGGTTCTAAATTTTCTGCCGAAGTTTTTATGGCTAAGCCAGGTTTTTTTGATATTGTTTCATACTCAGGAAACTCAGGTACTCAAAACGTTTCTCACAGTCTAGGGGCTACTCCTAGAATGATGTGGATTAAAAACAAATCAGATCACACCACTTATAGAGTTTGGAACTGGTACACGGAAGAAACAGGTCCTGGCACTAACATGGAGCTTTCTGAAACCCTTCATGCGCAGAATTCAACATTCTACGACAGAAAGATGCCGACAGACACCCAATTTACCGTTAAAGGTAATAATGTGCACATAAATATGTCAGGAAATGATTATGTTGCAATGCTTTTTGGTGGATCTTGTGACGGTGATTATCCTGTTCGATTTGGTAGTTATAAAGGTTGTAATCAACAACCATATGAACTTCCTGGTCTTGGTGATAATCAAACTCCTCAATTTTATTTGGGTAAACAAACAACCGGTACTAATACCCAAGGAGG